TTGCTGCTTACGATTCAACAAAACGTTATATTAAACTTATTGAAGATATGTTTCAACCAGAAAAAGCATTAACGTTTAGTAAAGTAACAAATAGATTATATCTGGACATGAAGTGGAGTAATGAAGTCAAGGTTGGTGATTGGTTGGTAATCCAAGCATATGCTGCACTAGACCCAGAAAAATTCACAGAAATATTTAATGATCGATATCTTAAACGATATGTTACCGCACTAATTAAACGTCAATGGGGAGCAAATATGGCTAAGTTTGATGGTGTTGCTCTTCCAGGAGGAATTGTGATGCGTGGTGCACAAATTCAATCAGAAGCTGTTAACGAAATTGCATTAATAGAACAACAAATGTTGCGTGATTATGAACTTCCAGTAGATTTCATGACGGGATAAAATGGCAGTAAATCCATATTTTAAAAAGGATTATTCTGGCGAACAAGATATTCTTGAAGAGCTTACTATTGAACTCATTAAAACTATGGGAAGGGATATGTACTATATTCCTAGAAATATTCTGAATATGGATTCGTTGTTTGGAGAAGGTCTTCGAGTTAATTATACTGATGGTGTACCATTAGAAATGTATATAGATTCTGTTTCTGGTTTTGATGGTCAGGGAGATATTGCTAGCAAATTTGGTATAGAAATTAAAGATAATATTAATTTAACATTATCTAAAAAAAGATTTAATCAAGAAATTTCCACTAAAATTCCGTCTATAACAAGACCAAAAGAAGGAGATTTGATATATTTTCCTCTAGCAAAAGCACTCTTTGAAATCAATTTTGTAGAACACGAAAATCCATTTTATCAATTTGGTAAATTATATTCGTATAAATTAACATGTGAATTATTCACTTACAATCAAGAAGAAGTTCAAACAGGAAATACCGATATTGATGCTGTGGTATCTGAAAATCAACAATATGTTTCCGTATTATCAATTACACAAATAGGTGGTCAGACTTTATCATTACTGGTTGGAGAAACAGTATATCAAGTTGATGGTGTTACTAGTGGCAGCGCAACATTAGCCAATTCAACTTGGAGAGGAATGATTGCTCTTTCTGGATCAACTAGTACCGCATATGTTAGAAATTCATACGGAACTTTGAAAACATCTGCAACACTACAAACTATTCATGGAGATACAAGTAATCTTATATTCTATGTGAATAACAGCAGTGTTGGAAATACCCTAGTGATTATAAACAAATTAGATAATTCTTTATTAGGTGAAAATGATAGCATTTATTTAGAAACAAAAACAACAAATCTGATTGATTTCAGCGAAAATGATCCATTTTCAGAAGGTAAATATCATTAATGTTTACTCAATTTAAAAATGATTCTATCAGAAAATTGGTTGTTGGATTTGGAAATCTTTTTAAAGGTGTCCAAATTGACCAAACAAATACCGATAACAGTAAAAGAACATTTACTGTTCCTTTGATGTATTCTGCAAAAGAAAAATTTATAAAGAGAATAACCGAGCATAGTTCTATTACAGACGATACTCGTATTGAAATTGGAGTTCCGCAAATGGCATTTGATCTTGTTGGATTTTCTTATGACTCTACTCGTAAGATGAATAAATTATCACAAAAGAAAACATATAACCAAACTACACACGTATCAAAATCTTTATACACAGAAACTCCATATAATTTTATATTTAATTTGTATATATACACAAGGAACATTGAAGAAAATTTACAAATTATAGAACAAATATTACCTTACTTTTCTCCTGAATTTATAATTTCTTTGAACATGAACGAAATGAATGTGTCGGTGGATATTCCTATTATATTAGCAGAAACATTATTGACACAAGATTATGAAGGAGATTTTTCTAACAGAAGAATGATTATTAGCACATTTAAATTTATAGCTAAATCTTATGTCTACGGTCCAATCGCTTCTGGTCCTGGTATAATAACTCCTACTACCACAATTACAGATTCTTTTGGATTTACCTTATGATTGATGATGATATTATTTCTAAATCTCTAGACTTGGCATTTTCTGGTGTAACTGCCGAAGCTGTTGTTCCTCCAAAAACTACTAATATTGATGGTGATTTTGACTATGCTCGTGAAAACATTAAACAATTAATTGCTAATGGATCTGATGCTATTGACGAAATTATTAAAATTGCCAAGGCTGGCGATAATCCACGAGCATTTGAAGTAGTAAGTTTACTATTAAAAACTGTGGCAGACATGAACAAAGATTTGATTGATTTATATCAGAAGACCAAAGTTGTGAAAAAAGAAGAAACAACAATTAACAACACAACAAATCAATCTATATTTGTTGGGTCTACTAGCCAGTTGCAAGATCTTATTAATAAAGATCGTAGTCGTATTAAATCTATTAAAAGTCAACAATTTTTAGAGAATGATGAAAATGGGATCTAAGAAAAAGCATGGGTATTTGGGTAATCCAAATCTCAAACAAATTAGCACTGATGTAGAGTTCACAAAAGAACAAGTTGCTGAGTACATGAAATGTGCCAATGATCCTGTTTATTTTATTAAAAAATATATTAAAATTGTTACTCTAGATAAGGGCCTTGAGCCTTTTGAATTATACAATTATCAAGAAAAGATGATTGAAACTATTCAAGATAATCGTTATATTATTGCAAAATTACCACGACAATGCGGTAAAACTACAACTGTTGTGGCTTGGTGTGTTCATTATATTTTGTTTAATCAAAGCGTAAATGTGGCTATTTTGGCTAATAAACTGAAGACTGCCATGGAAATTATGAAGCGTGTCAAGGAAGCATACGAGTATCTTCCAAAGTGGCTACAACAAGGGGTAGTGGAATGGAATAAAACTTCTATTCAAATTGAAAACGGATCTCGTGTTTTGGCATCTGCTACCTCTGCTAGTGCTGTCCGTGGTGGTTCGTATAATGTTCTAGTGCTCGATGAGTTTGCTCACGTTCCATCTAACATTGCAGACGAATTCTTTAGTTCAGTATACCCGACCATTACGTCTGGTCAAACCACTAAGGTTATTATTGTGTCTACACCTAATGGTATGAATATGTTTTATAATTTATGGCAGGGTGCAACACGTAAAACGGAAGAAGAAGGTAAGAGCGAATACGTTCCTATCGAGGTTCATTGGAGCCAAGTACCTCTATACTCTGGCGGTCCTCTACGTGACGAGAAGTGGAAAGAACGAACCATAAAGCAGTTGGGTGGTGGAGCTGGTGGAGAGCAGCGTTTCGACAGTGAGTATAATTGTGATTTTATCGGCTCTTCTAATACTCTAATTTCTACAGCAAAGCTTCATACACTAACACACAAAAAGCCAAAGACTAAATCTAAAGAAGGTCTTTGGATATATGAAGAACCTGTAGCAAACAAACCTTATATTATGACTGTTGATACTTCTAGAGGACAAGGAAAAGATTATAGCGCAGTCTTGGTATTTGATGTGTCAGATACACCGTATAAAGTTGTAGCAAAATACAGAAATAATATTATTTCTCCCATGTTGTTTCCTACTATGATTGCTGCTCTTGGCAGAAAATACAATACAGCCTATGTTTTGGTGGAAGTAAATGATATTGGAGCCCAGGTAGCCGATATTCTTCATTATGATTTAGAATATGACCATGTTCTTATGAGTACCAATAAAGGAAGAAGTGGTCAAGTGCTGAATGGTGGTTTTGGTAAAGGTCAGACACTCTTTGGAGTTCGAACCACAATGCCTGTTAAAAAATTAGGATGTTCTATTATGAAAAGTTTAATAGAACAAGATAAACTACTAGTAGAAGATGAGGAAATTATCTCTGAGCTATTAACTTTTATATCAAAACATAATAGTTATGCGGCAGATGATATGCATACCGATGATCTTGTTATGTGTATGGTTCTTTTTTCTTGGCTCACCAAACAACCGTATTTTAAAGAATTAACTAATGTTGATATTAGAAAAGAATTATTTGAAGGGGAAATTAAAAAAATCGAAGAAGATGACTGGTTCAGTTTTGGGTTTATTTCCAATGTAGACGAAGAAGAACCAATAGTACCCCCAAATTCAGAAGAAACAGATATTTGGCATAATTTGTAAAAACCTAAAACCATAAATATTGGATAATGGTCGAAATATACAAACAAAAAGGATATTAATCGATGGCGGCATTCGAAGAAACCTCTACTCTTGTTGCAGGAATGATATCCACAAATGGTTTAATTCCTTTGTTTGGTACTACTGGTTCTATTGGTATTTCTGAGCAAGAAACTGGTATAATGACCGTTCCTTCTTATAATAATTGGATTACTAGATTTAACTCATCTTCCTATAAGAGCACAGGTCCGACTGGTGCTTGGGCAGGAGAATGGTGGAGTGTCTACAATTATCTTCAATATGGAGGCATTTGTGTAGTTGGTGGTACTGGATCCACTGGAGATTATTACTCACCAAACGGCGGATTGTGTGCTGGTAATACACCACTTCATAATACAAATTTAATTAATTTAGATGTTGTGTTTGATTCTGGTAATACTCTATCTGCTTTTCATGCTTCTTCTGTTGCTAATACTAGACAAGATTGTTTAGCATTTATAGGAAATCAAAAAACTTTAGATATTCCAAGTCTATATTCCTCATCTACTACTGGATATACTGCAGATTTTAATGCTACACCAAGCCAATATGTCTGTTTATTTGCTGGTCGTAAAAAATCTTTAGATGATGTTTCTACCCCAGTCCCTGAAAATTTTATTCTTACTACTACTGGTGCTGATGCTGCTGGTTGTCTTGCTAGAACAGTTCGAACTAATAATATTTGGACAAGCCCAGCAGGAACAACAAGAGGAAGAATTTTAAGTTCTGTTATGATGGAACAGATTTTTAGTGATTCAGATATTGCTGCTTTTGTTAGTGCCAAGATAAATCCAATAATAAATGTAGCAAATAATGGTACTTGTTTAATGGGAAACTTAACAACATATACTGGTACTAAAAAAGCATACAAAAGTATCAATACTATGAATCTGGTTATATATTTAAAAAAGCAAACAGCTATAGTATTAAATGATTTTTTACACGAAATCAATAATGCAGAAACTCGATTAAATATAAAAAATAATTTAACACCATTGTTTAATACTATAAGATCAACAGGAGCTATTACTAGCTATAATATTGTTTGTGACGAAACTAACAACACAGCAACAATAATAGCAAACAATCAATTAGTTGTAGATTTAACAATAACACAATCATTGGTAGCAGAAAGTATTGTAATAAATTTTATTCTTAACTCTGCAAGTAACTAAAAAGGATTAAAATGGCAGGAAATCATATTACAGACTTCATTAGCGGATTCGGTGGCGGAACCAGACAAAATCGGTTTGTTATTACTGGAGATATTGGTGGCAAAAAAGCATCCAAACAATCAGATTTGGGTTCTAATAAAATTTATATAAGAACTTCGTCTTTGCCTGCTTCTACTTTAGGAGCAATTCCTATAAATTACAGAGGAAGATCTGTGGTATATCCTGGAGAACGTGTTTACGCTCCTTGGGTAATAACAGTATTAGATGATGTTCCTAATGCCAAAAAGAAATTATATGAAGCTTTTCATGCTTGGAGTAATGAAATTAATGATCATGGAACAAATACTTCACCAAAAACCAATGGTTCTGATCATTTTAGTAAAGACTGGAGTGTGGCTCAACTAGATACTAATGGAGCTAAAACTATTCGACAATTTGATTTAAAGAATTGTTGGCCTGTGAGTGTTGGTGAAATAGGATTGGATATGGGTTCGGATAATACACTATCTAGTTTTGCGGTTACTATGGCGTATAGTCATTTTGAATATAGAACTATTACTGGTTAATTGTGAGGATATAATATTATGGAATTAGAATTATTTGGATTTACAATTGGAAAAAAGAAACAAGAAGCACCACCAGAGAATCGTGATGTTATTACTCCTGATGCTTATGATGGATCGTATGTTCTAGAAACTGGTGGAGTATTTGGAACCTTTGCTGATTTTTCTGGAAACGCCAGAGACGAAAATCAATTAATTACACACTATCGTTCCATGGCATTACATCCAGAAGTTGATGCTGCCATTGAAGATATTGTCAATGAAGCCATCGTATTAGATCAAGACAGAAAACCAATTAAATTGGATTTAGATCGAGTAAATCTTTCTGAAGTTATCAAGACTAAAATGTATAGTGAATATAATCATATATTAAAATTATTAGATTTTGGTAATAAAAGTCATGATATTTTTCGTCGTTGGTTTATTGATGCAAAGACATTTTATTTTAAGAAAATTGATAAAAATGATTTAAGAAAAGGCATTATAGAACTTGTTCCTATTGATCCAGTAAAGATTAAAAAGGTTAGAAAAGTAGAAAAAGATAAATCTGTTTATCACGGAGCAGCTCCATTTTCTCCTATCAAGAGTATTCAAGAGTATTATGTTTATACCGACACAGACAAGGAAGCAAATTTTCCAACAAATCCAACAGGATGGAAGATTGCTCCTGACACTATTGCTTATGTACATTCTGGTATTATTGATTCTACCACTAAACGAGTAGTTGGTTATTTACAGAAGGCTGTGCGTCCTCTAAATCTTCTTCGTCAAATCGAAGATGCCGTAGCCATTTATCGAATTTCTCGTGCACCAGAACGCCGAGTATTCTACGTAGACGTTGGTAATTTGCCTAAGCAAAAGGCTGAACAATATCTTCGTGAAATCATGAACAGATACCGTAACAAGACTATTTACGATCCTGCCACTGGTGAAATCAAGGATGAACGTAATCATATGAGTATGTTGGAAGATTACTGGATGCCTCGACGTGAAGGTGGTCGTGGTACTGAAATTAGTACTCTTGATGGTGGTCAGAATCTTGGTCAGATGGATGATGTAAATTATCTTCTACAAAAACTGTACCGAGCTCTTGGCGTTCCCCTGTCACGCATGATGCCTGATGGTGGATTTAACATGGGAAAGAGTGCTGAAATTACTCGTGACGAAGTAAAGTTTAATAAATTTATTGATCGCCTTCGACAACGGTTTAGCACTATATTCTTAGACTTGATAAAGACTCAGGTTATTATCAAGGGAATAATGTCGGAAGAAGATTGGAACCGAATTAGTCAAGACGTTAATTTCAAGTTTAACAATGATTCTTATTTCACCGAACTTAAAAATAATGATATTTTGCGTGAACGTTTAGACATTATTGCTGCAGTAACTCCTTATGTTGGTCGTTTCTTTTCTGCTGAATATGTTCGTAAAAACTTCCTGAAACAAACAGATGAAGACA